GTTGAATCATCTAAATTATTTATAAATAAAAATATTTTTTCTTCAATTCGTAAATCCCACAATTTATCAGCGATAAATTTTGAGTTTTCTTTACAAATTAATGTAAAACCTAAAACTTCTTTACTTAATGGTGTTGATATAATTTCAAATGTTTCATCTGAACTAATTTCAACAAATTGTTCTACATTTAATTCAAATTTATATTTATCTGATATTTTGTTTAATTTTTCTAGTAATGATTCAATTGAATATTTACCAGAATTTAATTTTAATTCTATTATTTCATTATTCATATTTTTAATTTGAAAAATATTATTTTTTTCAGATTCTATATTATATCTAGCTTGTGGTATTGAATAAGACATTAGTTTTATTCCTATTATATTTTCTATAGCTCTAAACTCAAATGAAAAATTACTTAGTGGTTCATCTGGTGAAATATCTAATTGAATATTTGATGTTCCATATAGATATTGATATTTTACCATTAATAATTTCATTTCTTCTATTTTTTTTGTTACTAATGTTTCTTTATTATTTAATTTTTCAAACTCTAATATAATATCTTGTTTAACTAATTCTATTTTATTATTATTAAATTGACTTAATTCATTTTTTAATATTTCATTTTCTTTTTTAATTTTGTTAACTTCAGAAGCTTCAACCATTCCTAATTTTTTTAATGTATTTTGAATTTTATTAATATCTAAATTTTTATTTAATATTGTTTTAGATGTTTGTTGAGTAACTACTTTTTCTTTTAATTGTTCTCTTCTCATTTGTTCTTTTAATTGTTCTCTCCTCATTTGTTCTTTTAATTGTTCTATTCTTGTTGGTTCTGTTAATTGTTCTTTTATCATTTGTTCTTTTAATTGTTCTTTTCTCATATGTTCTTTTAATTGTTCTATTCTCATTTGCTCTTTTAATTGTTCTATTCTCATTTGTTCTTTTAATTGTTCTATTCTCATTTGTTCTTTTAATTGTTCTATTCTTGATGGTTCGGATAATTGTTCTCTTCTGATTGGTTCGGATAATTGTTCTCTTCTGATTGGTTCTGTTGATTGTTCTATTATTTCACGACGTTTTTTCATATCAATAGAATATTTTTCTTCGCGAATTTGTTCAACTGTTCTTGGTTCATAATCAGGTATTTCATTTATTTCGATATTACTAAAGCTTTCTGAAGTAAAATCTATTTTACCTTTATTAGGTGGAATATTAACAGAAGTTCTTTCTTGTTCTAAACTTTTTAATCTTTCTTGAAATGAGCGATTATCTTCTTCGATGTCTCGAATATCTATTGGTTTATCAATATTATTTATATTATATAAATCCACATTATCATTATTATTAGATAAAAATCCTATCTCTAATTCATCTTGAGGAATATTTTGGGTAAAATCTGGGTTTCCACCTTTTTTTTTTAAATCAGGAATTTGAGTAGCATTAACCTCATTTTTATCAGGTTGAGTTTTTGTTGGTTTTAAAAAATCAGGTGTTCGTGGTCTACCATTTATACGTATTTCACCATCTCTTTCTGAAGTTAATTCTTCTATTTTTTTATTTATGTCATTAGAACCTTTACCATATTGATATTCGTTAAATTTATAATTATCATTAACATGTTCTACAATTGGTTTAAATAACTTATCAAATTTATCATTATTATCTTTATTTTGATTTGGTGGATATAAAAATTGGTTTATATTTTGAGAAGGAACTGGTCTTTCTGAAACTTTATTACCATTATTTGGATTTGAATGAAAGTCTCTTTCGAATTTTAATTGTGATGCATTTACTTGATTAATTCCTAAAATATCAGTTAAACTTAATTCTTTTTGTGTTTCATTATAAGATGTTTTATTAAATTGTTGATAAATAGAATCAAAATTTTTTTTATTAATTTTTTTTAAATCTAATGATTTATAAATTATTTTCATATTTTTTATTAATAAATCAATTATTTTTTTTTTATCATCTTTATTTATTTCAGTTAATTTATTTTTTTCAAGTAATTTTTTATTTAATGATGAAATATTTTCTTTTGAAAAAAATGTATCTGATATAGTTTTAACTTGACCATTTAATTCCATAGTTGCCATATTATAATATAAATATTATCTTTTTTTTAAATAAACTTACTTTAAACATTTATTATTCTAAAGATTTTTTTGAAAAAGTTGAATAAACAGAACTATTTTCATCATCGTCGTCAATATCATTATTATCATCATTATCATCATTATCATTATTATCATAATTATCATTATTATTATTTAAAATTAATTTACCATCATTATTATTAATTAAAGACCAAGGGGGATAATATATATCAGCTTTGGTATATTGGTCTTCTTTTAATACTCCATAATTAATTAATGCCATTTTTGCAGCTGCTTGTTCACCTTCTTTTTTAGAAGTTCCTAATCCAAAACCAATACATTTATCTTTAATATGATCATTTATAGAATATTCTGGTTTTTCAACACCCATAATATATGTTCTTTTATGTGGAGGACCTTCTGAATAAATAGTACAATATGATGGAAATTTCCATTTTTTAACGTGATAATATCTAAGCAATCTATCTTTATAATTATTATCTTTATAAAGTTTTTCTGAATAATTAATCATTGTTTCAAGTAAGTTAACCATAAGGTGAAAACATGGTTCAAAACCATTACTATTAAATAGTGCACCCATAAATGCTTCAAATACATCTTCGTGTATCTTATCTAAATTACGCCCATTCATTGTTTCTATTTGTTTAGAAATTATAAAAAATTTTTCTAATCCTAATTCTTTAGACATTTCTGCGAGATTTGTTTTGTCTTCAATTTTAGTTTGAAGACGTGTCATAAATCCTTCATCTTGATTAGGATATCTTTTAAAAAGATAAAAAGAAACAATAATTTTTATTACACGGTCTCCAAAATATTCGAGTCTTTCATAACTTCTTGCTTGTAATTCTAAAAGATTATTTGGATTTCCCATTTCTTTTTTTGTTGCTTCTAAAACATGTTCTGGAAAAATGTCTTTTTTACAATATGATTTATGAGTAAAAGCTTCATAAAAAAAATTAATATGATTTATTTTTTTTACGTTTACATTAAAATTTGATAAAATTTGAATAATATCTTTTTCTGTAGGTAAGATATTATTTAAATTGTAAGGAATTTGAAATATTTCTTCTTCACCATTATTATTTATAATTTTTAATCCATCCATTAAATAATTTGACATCATTAATATACTAACATTTTATTCTATAAATAGATTTTTTTCAATTTTTATTATTATTTAAACAAATAATTTAATTTAGTATAATGGATAATAAAGTTAAAGAGGAATGTACTATAGCTGTTTGTGGACCAGTTGATGCAGGAAAAAGCTCTTTAATTGGTGTATTAACATATGGTGAATTAGATGATGGTCGTGGATATACTAGAAATAAAGTGTTAATACATCCTCATGAAATAGAAACAGGAAGAACAAGTCATATTACATATAATCCATTAGTATATTATAAAAAAGATGATAATACAGTTTCTTTATATACACCAAAAGATAATAAAATTATAAAAGATATTAAAATACGTACTAAAACTAGTTGGAATACAAAAGTTACTTCTTTTTTAGATTTAGCAGGTCATGCAAAATATCTTAAAACAACAATGTTTGGTGTAACAGGTATGTTTCCTGATTATGGTATTGTTGTAATTGGAGGAAATACTGAAATTACTAAATTAACTAAAGAACATTTAGGAATTTTATTATATTTAAATATTCCTTTTATTATTACTATTACTAAAATTGATATAACACCAAAAGATATTTATCAAAATTTATGTAATCAATTAAAAAAATTACTTGGAAAAACTAATTTTGGTAAAATTTTATATTTTATTAATAATGATAAAGAAACCGATGATTATGTAAATAATATGTTAGGTAATTCTGATATAATTCCGATTGTTTCAATTTCTAATAAAGTTGGAACTAATATTGATAATTTACATCAAATTCTTTATCTATTACCACATCGTGAAAAATGGACAAACATTAATGGTTCTATTTATTATGTAGATGGTAAATTTGTAGTTCCTGGTATTGGTCTAGTTGTATCTGGCACTAATAAAGGGAATCCAATTAATATTAAACAAAAGATGTATTTGGGTCCATTTGAAAATAATACATTCAAAGAAGTTGTAATTCGTAGTATTCATAATAGTTTGAGAGAAAATATTAATAGTGCTTTATCTAATCTACAAACTACTTTAGCTATTAAAGGAACTAAAGAACAAATTAATAGAAATCAAATTAGAAAAGGAATGGTTCTAATAGATAATATTGATAAATTTAAAACAAATGTTGTTAAGAAATTTAAAGCTAAAATTAATATATTACATCATTCTACAACTATTAAATCTGGTTATTCACCTGTAATTCATTGTGGTCCAATTAGACAATCTGCAAAAATTAATTTAAATAATCAAATTCTAAGAAATGGTGATACTAGTGAAGTTGAATTTGAATTTACTTATTATCCAGAATTTATAGAAAAAAATATGGTTTTCTTTTTTCGGGACGGTTCAACAAAAGGTGTAGGTAATGTAATAGATTATTAATTTTTAATAATTATATTTAAATATATTTAATTATATTACTATATAATATAAACCAGCTTTCTAATAACAATACTCAACTGTCTCTTATAGAACCTCCTGCAAAAAGAATACAACCTTTTTATTTTATTATTTTAAGTGTTTTATTATTACTTATAAGTTTTTATTATTTATATAAAAATGTACAATCATTTAAGGCAAGCGATACTAAAGAAAATCGAATTAAAATTAAAAAAAATATACGTAATTCAACATTTTATATTATAATAAGTATTTTTTTATTACTTGGTTCCATATTTTATCCGTCTTCCCCAAAATAAATTATACACATAAACATCTATTTGTTTTTTTAATATTTAAAAAATATTTAAATATATTGTAATATATATTTATGAAATTTAGTGTAACAACTAGCAATATTATTACGATTATTTTGGTGTTATCATTAATTATAAGTATTCCATTAGGTTTAGCAGCTTTATTCGTTTCTCCAAAACCTAAACTAGTAAATGGTAAAACAATTTATACGTTTGATACAAAAAAAAATTTAGCTATTGCAGGGGGGGTTTTATTTTTGGTACCATTCCTTTTTTTATTATTTGGTAGTTACCTATTGTAATTTTAATTGTAATATATTTTATAAAAAAAATTAATATAATTTTTTTGGGATTGTTCAACAAAAAGTGTAGATAATGTAATCAATTATTTAATAATATTTAAAAATAAAATGTATAGTTATATATATATGTCATCCGATTCCAATTCCAATTCCAATCTTTTATTCTTTGATAGTAAATTCTTTATAGGAACATCTTTTGTGTTTTTTTTTATAAGTGCTATATTGGGCTTTATTGAATATGTATCGACTTTCGAAAAGGAAAAGGAAAAGGAAAAGAAAAATGTTAAAAATTCACACATTGTTGCATGGATTGGTTTTTCCTTTATAATGCTAGGTTTTTCTAAATATATATATAGTGTTTATATTAATAAAAAACCAAATTCTAGTACTTAAATCAAAGATGCTACAATAGAATAAAATTTTATTGGATATCCTTAAATATATTTGATAGTATGTCCTTTCTTTTTGGCCTACATAAATTTTTTACCTATGAGAGAAAATAATTAACTTGAATTTTTTATTGTATTCTCAAAATTTAGATAAATGTATTTTTTTTTTATAAGTATCTTTTTAAACCAATAGATTTAAAAAGATTTTATATTTTTTTATATAATATATATAATACTATATAATATGATACATCATTCTATTGAAACATTAGCCGTTGCAGCTATAATAGTAGATACTATTGTATGTTGTTTACTATTATTTAATAAAAAAAGAGGAAAAACTATTAAACAATGGTATAACGAATTTACAATTGGAGCATATGTTATGGATATAGCATCATTAATTATTGGAACATATTTAGCTACATTATTAAGCACTGATTTTTATATGCAATTATTTTATGTTGTTATTATAGGTTTAATCCATGATATTTCTTTTTTTGCATTTTTAAATAATGTTAATACTAAAAGTAGTAAAGTACTTGAAATTTTTAAAAATTATGCTAAAGAAAATGGAAAAATAATATTAGTAATAGACGCACTAATGTTGATTTCAACTTTGTTAGTATCAAATTATTTATTAAATAATTTTTTAAATGCTAATATAATATTTTTAGGAGTTTTATCTTCATATATTGGTCTTTTAATGATATATTCTTTTTAAATTTATACTTTTAACTAATAAACAAATTAATATAAATAGAGAAGAGGATATATAAGTTTATTTTATAAAAATACTAGTGTTTATATTTGTAATTGGATTATCCTATCTATATCAGAAGTAGTTATTTTGACTAATGATAAAAATTAAATGTAAGTATTTAGTTTAATTATACCAAGTAGTATTATGTTCTTTGTTGTATTTCTCAAATTATTATTTATAATATCTTTGTAAATTATTTATATTAAAAAAAATATCTAATATATATATATATGCATATTAGTAAAATAGTTAGTATACTATTTATTATACTTTTTTTTATATTCTTTATTACTTTTTTAATAAAAAGAAAAAGAATTAATTATAGTTATGATAATCTATCATTAATATTATTACTTTTTAGTTTGGTTTGTCTAATTATAGCTATCGCAGGGTTTTTTATACCAACTCCAAATAAAGAAGGGTTTGATACATCAACTGAAGAAGGGTTTGTTGAAGATAAAGATATTGATGATGATAAATATGATGATAAAGTTGATGATAAAGTTGATGATAAAGTTGATGATGATGAATTTGAAGAACTTGGATTTAATAAAAATGATAAAGCACAAGATTATGATTTATGGAGGAGAGTTTAGGATTAAACTTAAAATAATTTAATTTAAAAACTAGTAAAATTTTATGATATTATTTATTTTCAACTACTTGTAAAATATTATATACTAAATCTTTATGTCATCATTTCTAATTTTTTTATGATTAAAATTTAATTTAATAATAAAAAAATATCTAAATATATATATATATATATGTCTTTCAGTTATGATTGGTACAGTATGTCTGGAATGATTGCACTTGCATTTTTTATAATATCATTGATACTATTTATTTTAGCTATTTCTTTTTATTCTAATACAAATTTATGGATTAGTTTTGGTGTTTTCGCTATATTAACTCCAATAATTTTTTTAAGTGGAGGTGATAAAGATAAAGATTAAATACTCATTTAATTTAAAAACTAGTAAAATTTAATACTATTATTTATTTTCAACTACTGGTAAAATATCATATACTAAATCTTTATATGTCATCATTCTCATTCTACAACAATATCTTCTTAAACCTATAGATTTAAGAAGTTTTGATATTTCTTCTTCAGATTCTTTTTTAGAATATTTTGGATTAGAACAGATTTCTCCTTTTTTTTTTTCATATTCTTCTGTTTTTTGACCCAAAAAAAATCCACAAGTTGGACAAGTTGTATATAGCATTAAATACTAATATATTTTATTTTTAAATTAATTTATCAATTTTTATTTAAAAATAATTAAATATTTTTTCTAATGATTTTTAATGTCGCAATTAAAAATGTTAGAAAGAGACCAAAAATTTAATATAAATGAGTTTAATAAAAAATTTGAAGAATCAGATTTAATTAATAAAGTTATTAAAAAAGAAACAAAACAAAAATTTATTTATAAAGAAATAGAACAAAATATTTATTTGTTTGAAGATTTCGTAATTAACATAAAAAATTTGTTTTTTAAAATTCTTGAATTATTAGTTTATTTTAAAAATCCAATTCCATACATATTAGAAAATAATAAAAGAGAATTTTATTTTGCTATTATGATTTTATTAATAGGTATATTATTATTATTTTTTTCTAATTTACTAATTTAGATGTTATATTTAGGTTTTCCTACTTCTTTTCTACAAATTGGGCATTTATAATTATAATGATTTAACCAAGGTTGTATACATTCGTTGTGAAATGTATGCGTGCAAGGTAAATCACAAACATGTTCGTCTATATTTATTTCACTCATACAAATAGTACATTTTTCTTCTTTTTTTTCTATTAATTTATAAACTTTTAATTTATCTTTTTCTGAATCATCTAGTGTTGACACAACATCCTCCATTATTGGTTCAGATAATAAAGGATTAAATAATGATTGTGAAAATGATGGTACTATTATTAAAGGATTTAAAATATTTCTTAAATGTAAACTTGATTGAGATATAGATTCTCGATTAAATGTATATTGTATTGTTCTTATTGAATTTGTAAAATTTGGCGAAAAAAAAGTAAATTGTATATTTCCATTATTTTGATTATTATTTAAAAAATTATTTAGATTACTTGAAATATCTTGATAATTTTCATCTTCATAATTTTCATCTTCATAATTTTCATCTTCATAATTTTCATCTTCATAATTTTCATCTTCATAATTTTCATTTTCATAATTTTCATTTTCATAATTTTCATTTTCATAATTTTCATTTTCATAATTTTCATTTTCATAATTTTCATTATTTTGATTATTGGTTTCTTGATTATTTGTTTCTTGATTATTAGTTTCATTATTGGTTGCTTGATTATTTGTTTCTTGATTATTTATTTCTTGATTATTTATTTCTTGATTATTGGTTGCTTGATTATTGGTTGCTTGATTATTTATTTCTTGATTATTTATTTCTTGATTATTTGTTTCTTGATTATTTGTTGCTTGATTATTTGTTGCTTGATTATTTGTTGCTTGATTATTGGTTGCTTGATTATTATAAGTAATATAATTATTTAATATATTAAAAAATTGGTTACCTATTTCTTCTTCATGAATTGGATATAAAGCTTCATTTATTTGTTCAATAGTCATATTAATACCAAAAAAATCATAAAATTGTTTTAAAATATTTGGAATATTTTCAATTGGTGTTCCTCTTTTAATTAATTCATATTTAAGTTCACATATAATATCATTTTCATTTTCAAATTCATCTTGAAATAAAATTCTTAATGCAAATAATTCATCAAATGCTGTATTAGGATTCATTATTAATAATGAGATATATCTTTTATATTATTTAATTAAATATATTTAAAAAAGAGTTTTCTTTATATAATAAATGAACGATATACCTTTTAATATACAAAATATTGAAAAATTATTAGAAATTAATTATTTATCTAATTTAATTAAATCTTGTGAAAAAAATGGATTAAATAAAAAATATATATTAGAAGAAAAATTATTAAAATTATCAGAAAATTCTGAAATTAAAAATATAAATACAATCCCAAGTAATATTAGTAATACAGAATCACCTACAATATCAACACAATATACTGATGATTATTTATATTTAAAACCCTGGGTAAAATTAAATACAATTCATAAAATTATAAAAATAAAAGAGTATATTAATATGTTATTAATTAATGATGAAAATGAAAAAAATGAATTAAAAGAAAAATTAATAAATATGATAAAAACTAAAATTATTACAAAAAAAGATAGTATTTTATATGATTCAACCAAAGGTAAAATAATTAGCATACCAAATTTACAATTTATAAATGGAAAGTATATTATTTAATAAAAATTGATTAAAAAAGAAACTGTATTATTGATATTATTATTAATGTCAAAAGGTAACATGAATAAAATATTTAATGATGTTAAAAAATTTTTAGAAATACAACAAAAAAAATATTGCTCTGAAACAGAATATTATAGTCTTTTAAATGATTGTTATAGAACATATAAAGAAATTTATCCTGAGTTAACATTATCATTAATGAATGAAATTTTTACAATATTAATTAAAAATAAAAAAGAATTTATTGAAATACTTGATACTGATATTTGTTATTTTCCAAATCATCTTGAATTATATTCTCAAGTTAAAATTCCGAAAGAATTTCAAAAATTAGAAAATCATTTTCAAAAATTAAAAGCACTTCCACAACCAGAACAAAGATCTAAAGAATGGTTTGAATATCGTCACGACCGTATTACTGCTTCAGATACTGCTGCTGCAATTGATGAAAATCCCTATGAACCAGTAGAATCTTTTATTCTTAAAAAATGCGACCCAGACTATCAATTTTTAGATAATGCAAATGTATATCATGGAAAAAAATTTGAATTAATTGCAACAAAAATTTATGAACATATTAATAACGTTCAAGTAGTTGAATTTGGTGCATTACCTTCAGAAATACATTTATTTTTAGGAGCATCACCAGATGGAATTTGTTCTGCAAAAACTCTTGATAATAAATTTTCAGATAAATTAGGTACAATGTTAGAAATTAAATGTGTTGCACCAAATGGAAGAACAATAGAAACATCGGGAATAATTCCAGGTCATATTTGTCCATATTATTATTATTTACAAGTTCAACAACAATTAGAATGTTGTGAATTACAAACATGTGACTTTTGGCAATGTAAATTAATTGAATATAAAACACGTGAAGACTATTTAATAGATAATTGTCAAAATACAAAACACAAAATCGGTATAAATGGACAAAGTATAAACATAGATGATAGAATTAAAAAAGGAGTTTTACTTCAATTCTTTCCAAAAATATGGAAACCAGAGTTTGTAGAAGATAATATTGAATGGAAAAGTAAATTTATCTATCCTCCAAGATTAGATATAAATTCTTATCAATATGATGAATGGATTGCTAAAACAATGTCTGAATTAAATGAAAAATATCCAGATATTATTAAAGATTATTCATTCAATAAAATTATTTATTGGAAATTAGAACAATCACATAATCAACCAATAGAAAGAGATAAAAAATTATTTGCATCTATTTTACCAATTTTAAAACAAACTTGGAAAAAAGTTAAATATTATCGTGAACATTTAGATGAATTACCAAAATTAAAACAAATTGTTGAAAAAAGAAAAAAATATATTAGAACAGATACAGAATTTAAAATTGATAATGATTTAATTAAAAATAATGTATTATTTTTAGATGATTTTAAACAAACCAAAACTAAAAAAGAAGTTGTTTCTAAAAATCTAAAAAAAGAGATTGAATGTGATTTTATTGAGGATGATACTAAAAAAATTAAAAAACAATTAAATAAATCAAAAACATCAATAAAAAAAGAAGAATCTGATAAAGAAGATGATGGTGAATATAAAAAGTTACCTAAAATTAATTTTTTAAATAAGACACCATTTAAAAATGATGATAGCCAATGTGATTTTATAGATTAATATTATGTAATTTACAATTATTTCTTCCACAAGCTTGTCCTTTTCTTAATCCAGATTTAAGAATAGATTGACATAAATATTCATTTTCTTTATTTAATTTATGATAACAACAATTAGTTCTACCACAATATTCTCCTTTACGATTACCTGTTGTAAGCAAAACTTTACAATCATATTGAATAATTTTAGTTGGTTTGATTGATGCTATTCTTTGACAATAGGGACATTTTATTTTATTAGTTGTTTTATTTAAACAGTTACTATGATAATAGTGATTACAAGATAAAATTAATTCGTCATTTTCAATAGGTAAATGACAAATTAAACACTTTTCTTTTAACGATTGATTCATTTTTTCAATTATTTTATATAAAGAATCAAAATCCATATATTATATATAAAAATTGATATTTAAATAGATTCTTTATTTATCATAGTAGTTATAAATTATTTCAAGAATCTAAAAAGTATAATTCTATGATAAATTCAGATTATGAAGAATATAGTGAAGATGATGAAAAATATAGTGAATATGATGAAAAAGATAACGACGAAAAAGAAAGTGAAGATAACAATGAAGAAAGTGAAGATAACGATGAAGAAAGTGAAGATAACGATGAAGAAAAAAGTGAAGAAGAATATGAAGATGAATTAAACTATAAAAAACAAATTCTTAAATCTTTTTATAATTATTTAGAAGTTATTATTAAATCAATAGATGAAAAAAAACATAATAAAAAAATAATTAATAAATTATATTATATAGTTGATAAATATTATAAAAATAATTATGATAAAGAAATTCAAGTAAATTTAAAAAAAAAAGAAAGTAATATTTTTGAATCTTTTATTAATAAAACTATAGATATTAATAAAAGACTAATTAAAACTGAAGATATTATTAATTCAATATTGATTCTTGATAATTTTACTACTAAAACATTAATTTATTAATAGTTATTCATATTATTTAGGACTGTATTAGCTATTATAACATTTCTTAAATTTGGATCTATAGATTCTAACCATTGATAATATTCCGGTAAATAATTAACAACATATAGATAAATATAAAATAAAAAACTACCTAATGAAGTAAATAAAAACATATTTCTAAATACTTTTATTATTTTTTGTAATAATGGTGTTGTATTATCACGTTCAAGTGCATTTGATTTACTTATTAATAAAATTCCAATAATAAAAGAAATAATACATATAAATATATATGAATTTATTTTTAAACTTGGATATCCACTATTTTCATATAGATATTTAAATTTCATTATTATAAGTTTATATTTAAATTATTTTAAATTATAATTATTTAAATATAAAATTGCTTAATTAGAATAAGCAGTGCCAGCCATACCAGACATAACTCTTAATACGTTGTAATTGACAGTGTAAATATTTAAGTTATCGTCACTGCTTCCAGTTACGGTATCGTTATTTAAAGAAATATTAAGAGTAGCATTGTCAATACGCGAGAAATTGCAAGTGCCGCTGGGTTGATGGTCCTCGGGTTTGAGGGCAAAACTGTAGACATTGATACCATCAGCAGGGGTGTTGCTGAAGTGTTGGAAAGGTTGGACATAGTTAAAGTAGTTGCCATCTCTGCTTTGGAATCTATCGTGGCCGTTAAGTTGTAATTTGCCACTGGTAATTGGGTTAGAAGTGCAATCAACCCATCTTCCATAGTTAAAGTGGTCAGTAATAGATACACCATTACTAGCTAAGAAAGCAGCATTAGCTTTCCAATTTTCTAATTGAGTAGTAGTAGTAGTCATATCTTGAGCAGTTAGTTCATTTTTTAATATAACTACGTTACCTGGAACAGCTGTTACCGAACCAGTAGCAGCGTCAGCAAAAACTAATTGAGCATCAATTTTGGCTAACATATTAATAAGCTCTACACTAAGACCAGTTATAGCGACAGGAGCTTGAACTTCCCCATCCGTGGTTACTAAGGTAACCGATGTTGCAGTAGTATTTAAAGTTCTAGTAGATAACCAAAGTAATTTAGCAAATGTTTCACGTGCAGTTTCCCAGTCACCATCATCAGCATAAGCTAACCATTTATTAGAAGTATTGTAACTTTCTAAGTGGGAAGCCCATACTAAATATTTGCTAGGATGATTAAAGTTAAGTCTGTATTTATTGTTAGAATTGTTAGTTAAGGATTCAGAACCAGTGAATTGTAATTGTTCAATAAGATATTCGTGGCTGGCTTGAGCGAATCTTTTTCTTTCTTCCGAATCTAAGAAAACATAATCAATTAATAAGTAAGAATCAGCCATAGTAGGCATAGTTGGTTTAGTGGCACCTTTGTGGTTAACACATTCAACAGCATTGCGGTATTTAATGGTTACACGTACATCGTGGTATTGAAGAGCAATTAAAGGTAAAGCAAGACCATTGTGTCTGTTAAACCAGTAAGCTAAAGGTATATATAAAGTAGAAGAAGTGCGAGCATTCTTGTGTAACATTCTATGAACATCGTCATCACCAATCATAGCGGCATGACCACGTTCTTGTCCAATTTTATGGGAAAGTTCGTACCAGATGTTTAACCAATCACCATATTGTTCATCGATTTTGGAGCCACCAATTTCAATTTTGGTGGATTCAATTAAGGCATAGCCTAAACGTCTTACATATCCCCATTCAACAGTGCCAGCAATAACACTAGATAATTGAACGACAGCATACATATTAGTGATTAAATCACCGTTTCTGTTTAAATTGCAAGTAACAGTGCGGCCAAAGTCAGCAGCACCGTTGAAAACTTGTTGAATAGGTTCTACAGAGAAGTTAGTGTGTCTTCTGTAAACAACTTTGAAAAAAGTAATTTGAGGATTACCTGTTAAGTAAACATCTTGCGCGCCGTAAGCGACGAGTTGCATTAAACCTCCACCCATGGATATATACTTTACATAAGAAAAAATATTTAAATTTAAATTTAAATTAAATATATTTATTTTTTAATGAGTTTAATATATTTAACATTCAAATATATAATTTTTAAAAATATTTTTAAACATTTTTTAAATATTTTTAATATTTTTTAACATTTTTTAATATTTTTTAATATTTTTTAACATTTTTTAACATTAAATGATATAAAGTAAGTTTAATATTTATTATAATAATGTCTGGTTTCAGTCAAAAAAATAAAAATACAGATATTAAAAAAATATCAACATTAGAGAATAAACATCGACAAAAAATTAAAGAGTTTGAAATTGAAAAAGAAAGTTTTTCTTTATTAGAAAATAAATTAAATGAAATAAATATTGAAATAGATAAAAATCGTGAAAAATTTACTAATATTGAGCAACAAAAAAGAGCTACTTTATTAGATATAAAAGATGATATTGAAAGAAAAATACATTTATTAAAAAATAATATAACTGAAATGGATTATTATGATAAAACTGGTGATATTTTAATAAATTATTATAATATTAAAAATGTAGAAGACGACTCAATAGATTCAAAAAATATTTTAACTTTTTTATGTAAAAAAAAACAAGTTGATGAAAAATCAATAAATAAAATAAATAAAACAGAACTATTTGAAAAATATTGTCAAATTACAGAAGGTATTCGTGTTAATGTCGATGATGGTTCTAAAAGAATTAAATATTGTTTAGAATGTAAAATAGAAAAAATATTAAATCTAGTTGAATCATCTTATATTTGTCCCTTATGTGGTGATATGGAAGTAATTATTATAGATGAAGATGTTCAAATTAAAGACTATTCTCCATATAAAAGATTAAATAGATTTAGAGAATGGCTTAATGCTTTTCAAGCTAAACAATCACCAGAAATAGATAATTCTATTTATAATGAAATAATTAATGAATTAAATAGAAGACGTATTACTGATTTATCTATATTAAATAGAGAAAAAATGAGGAGTATATTAAAGAAACTTAAATTTAATTATTTATATGAACATACTCATTATATAATTAATAAATTAACTGGATTACCTCCACCAAAAATTACACGCGATATGGAAAAAATGTTTATTAGAATGTTTTTAATGATTCAAGAACCTTGGTTAAAATATAAACTAGTAGATAGAAAAAACTTTTTATCATACGGTTATGTATTACATAAATTCTGTGAATTATTAGAATTAGATCATTTATTAGATTGTTTTCCTTTACATAAACAATTAGATATTTTAATGGAAAATGATTCTATTTGGAAAAAAATATGTACATATTTAAATTGGGATTTTATTTCATCATTCAAATAAAAACTATATATATATAATGAACCATGTTCTTCATAATATATCTATGATAATGATATTAATTGGTATTATTTTATTAACACATAATTTAACAAAAAGTTATAATAAATGTCCAATAATTAGTCAACAAAAACAAGAATTAAATCAAAATACTATAAATCAAGATAGACCATCTAAAATTTTTAATAAAATGTTTAATTTACCTGATATATGGATGGGTTATGCTGATTTTGATACTAAAGAATTTAATCAAAAAATAATTTAATTAAAATATTTTAAAGAATAATTAAATAATAAATTAATGTCAGAAGTTGATTATTTAATTAAAGATTCTATTATTCCAGAAAATCAAAAATATTGTGTAATGTCTTTATTTATGAATGAAGATAAGAAAAAAATAAAATATATTCGAGTTAGTGGTGGATTTAAAACTATTGAAGATGCACAAGAACAAACACAAATATTAAAAGAACCAGGACATTATAATTTTGTAGCTGAAATGGGTTCTTGGAATGCATTTGACCCTTTATCAAATAATGGAAATTTAAATGATCAATTAAATAATATGATGAAATTATATTTAATGAGTATGCATAAAAAAAATTATGAATATGAACAAAGAAAATATGAAATGATTATTAAAAATATGGTAGATAATATTAAAGTAAAAGAAGATGAATTAAATGAATATATCTCTAATAAAGATGAAAATATGATATTAAAAATTACAGAACAAATTAAACAATTAGAAGAAAAAATTAAAGAATATGAAGAAAATTTAAAGTCTATTAATATAAAATTAAATAATATTGTAATAGATTCTAAATATACATCAGTTGAAGTAATAGATAATTTTAATCAAAATGTTTCAATTAAATATGAAGGAGTAGTTAAAAGAACAGAAGAAAAAATATCTGGCCAAAACTGGTATTGTGTATCTTTTTTAACCGAACAAGATAAATCTTTAGTAGGTATTAAAATAAGTGGTTGCTTTGATACAGAAGAGCAAGCAGAATCACAATCTTTGTCTTTACGTGATATAAATGATAGTTTTAATGTTCATGTCGGTGAATTATACAAATGGCAACCATTTAATCCAGAGCCAGATAGTGCTGAAGCTGGTGAGTCAGAATATGCAAATCCTCAATTAAATGATACTATGAAAAAGAAAAAAGAAAATGAACAAAAAGCAAAACTATATAATGAATATAGGAAGAATGAAGATATTAAAAAAGATATTGAAAATTTACTTGATAATAGAAAGAAAGAACTAACTGAAGATACACAAACAAGTTCTAATATTCTTGATGTAGATGAACAAATTAAGAATTTAGAAGATAAACTAAAAGAATATAATCTAAAAACAGAGGAATATATACAAAAACTCGGAAAACCATTACAAAATGAACAGTAAAATGTTAATTTAATGACATGT